TTTCCAGCCACCAGCTCCTTGTAGTCTCTCCTGTGCAGCAGCTGGTACTCGTCGTAGTCCGGATCCACGTCCGACTCATACTCCGAGTAGTCTGAGTTGTCCGTCTCCCCGTCCAGCTCCGAGTCGTCGTCCTGCTCAAGCTGCGTGTAGTAGGCAAGCTGCCTCCGGCGGGTCTTGGAGAGCGCCTTCAGGTCACCTCCCTTGTCCGTCAGTTCAGCGCGCAGGTTCCTCAACAGTTCCTTGCGCGCGTTCTTCAACAGACGAGGGGGGCGGCCGGCGCGCCTCGTGCCCACGTTCTCGACAATCTGCCTGCTCGTCAGCTCCAGCGGCCGATGCTGCACCTTGCGCACCTTGCGCACCACCGGCACACCCGACGGCGCCACCAGCTCCATGCTGGCTTTGTCCATCCAGATGCGCCGGATCTGGGTCTCATTGAGCAACGCGGCCAGCGCCCGTGCCGACTTGATGTCCAAGCGGAACCCAGCAAACTGGCTCTCAGCCAGCTGCTCGGCCACGGACACCCCGTCCGCCACCTTGCGCAACGCCGCCTTGGCGCCGTCGAGCAGCTTGTGCCACGCGGCACGCTGCTCCGTTGGCCACACCCCTGACGCCAAAGCCACACCAGCCAGCTTCAGCGCCATGCGCTGGTCATGCTCCGACTTCTCGATCCGGTACCCCTCCTGTGACGGGTATGGCAGCTGGCTGCACATCCGCGGCACGTCGCACATAACGCGCACCTCCGTGCGGTGCGTGACCCAATCAGACTCAGCGTAGAAGTAGTACCCCACAAAGAGCATAGGGTAGAAGGCAATCAGCCCGCGCACGTCGGTGGTTGTCACTGACTCAAACTGCTCCACGCGTGCCGACAGGCCCATGCGGCCCGCGGTAGCGCGAATCAGCGTGTCCAGCAACTCCTCCGTGCACTCCCCCTTCTCGGGCACCTCCCTCCGCGCGGCCTTCATGAGCCGCTCCATGAACACCTGCATGAGCAGATCGTTGACCTTGCTCTGCAGGGGCATCCCTGACGGTCCCCCGTGTTTCACCCTCGTCACAACCGAACCGCTGATGACCAGCAGCCGCTCCCTCATCATCGCGAACCACAAGTCCGCGGCAACCGGGTCCACGAGGCGCAGCTTGTCGCGCACAAAGCCGTGAATCGGCGCCGTCACGCTCGCCTCCTGTGTGAGGTCGAAGCAGTTCAGGTCC